CTTAGAGCTGAAAAAGCTACTAAGGATGGTTCTATAGAGGCTTACTATTATCATCCTAAATGGGCTGATTTTAAGCAAGGAGATAAACCAAAAAGAATACCAACATTTAAGAATGGAGGTAAAAATGAAGTTAATGAGTTGTATATAATTAAACCATATAGGTCTGGTTTTTATTATTACTCTCCTGTAGATTATAATGGATGCTTACAGTATTGTTATTTAGAATCTGAAGTATCTAATTATCATATAAACAATATTAAGAATGGTTTACAGCCCTCTTTATTTGTAAACTTTAATAATGGCATCCCTTCTGAAGAAACTCAAGATATTATTGAAAAGAAGATATATGAGAAGTTTGGTGGTAGTTCTAATGGAGGTAAGGCTATTATAGCTTTTAACGAGTCTATAGAGCAACAAGCATCAATAGAAGCTATTCATTTACCAGATGCTCACGCTCAGTATCAGTTCCTATCTGATGAGGCTAGAGAGAAGATTATGTTAGGACATGGTATTGTGTCTCCAATACTTTTAGGTATAAAGGATAATACTGGATTTGGTAATAATGCTGAGGAATTAAGAACAGCTTCAGTTTTAATGGATAATGTTATTATAAGACCAATTCAAGACGAAATATTATCAGGAATTAAAGATATATTAGACTTTAATAATATAAACCTAAACCTATACTTTGTAACACTACAGCCGATTGAGTTTACTGAGTTAGATAATGTATCTACAAAGATAAAGAGAGAAGAAGAAACAGGAGAAAAATTAAGTTCAATAGAGTTGGATGATTTTTCAGATGAAGATGGTAATGATATGATAAATCAATTAGAAGGCTTAGGAGAGCTTATTAGCGATGATTGGGAGCTTATACATTCCGAAGAGTTAAAAGGCTCAGAAACCACCCTTAAAATGGATGTAGAGGTGGATGAAAGAACCTTTATACAAAAGTTATTTGGTGTTAAGGCAAATCCTAAGACTCGTTCAATAGAAGATAATAATTCTTACAAGATAAGATATGCTTATGTTCCTTCAAGAAAATCTCCAGATTCTAGGGATTTTTGTAAGCACATGGAAACATTTACAGACAGGAGCATAGTATTTAGAAAAGAGGATATTAATCAAATGTCTTTCAGAGGTGTAAACAGAAAGTTAGGTCATAAAGGACAGAATTATAGTTTGCTAAAATATAAGGGAGGTAAATATTGCAAACATCTTTGGGAGCTTAGGGTTTATAGGAAAAAAGGAGGTCAAGTAAATATTGATAAAGCATTTGAGGATGGTTTAAAAATACCTAATAATCCTTCTGAGATAGATGTAAGACCTTACGATATGCCAAATGGAGGTGCATATCCAAAAATATAATTAAGATGGCAACAAAAGCATTATTTATAAGTATTACAGAATTAAAAAAGAAGTCAATAATTGATGGTTCTTTAGATTCAAATAAGGTATTGCAATATATTGAGGTGGCTCAAGATATACACATACAAAACTATTTAGGTGGGTCACTATACAAAAAGATACAGAACCTTATAGTTGATGGTGAAATTGATGATGTTGGTAATTCTGATTATAAAGCCTTATTAGACGATTACATAAAGCCAATGCTTATTTGGTATTCACAAGCTGTGTATATTCCTTTTAGTGCTTTTCAGGTTGATAATGGTGGTTTATTTAAGCACGTTTCAGAGAACTCAGATATAGCTTCAAGGGATGATTTAGATTATTTAACAAGAAAGTGTTTAGCAAATGCTGAGTTTTATGCTAAAAGATATTTAGATTATATGTGTGAATACGGTGATGACTTTCCTGAATATTGCACAACAGGTGATAGTGAAAATATGAACCCTGACAGAAGTATTAATTATTCTGGAGGATGGCATTTATAGTATGAAAAAGGAGGGAATATATTTATATAAGGTAAAACAGTCTAGTATCAATAAGTTAAAGAAACTTATAGAAACAGAAGAGGTTAAGAAATCTATAGAGGTATTTTCTAAATACACAGAAAAATAAATTAAAATAATTCAATATGTACGAAATAGAGTTTTCAGAAGAAGAGTTGTTATTACTTGATAGTATTGGTGAGTTTGAGAAATTCATTAACACATTATTTGAAGAACATGATTTATGTAGTATTGATGAGATGTATGAATTTTATCTTTCTTATGGATGGTTTGAGCATTGTATTGTTTTATTAAAGTTAAAAAATTGGATAAACAATGGGTAAGGATAAGTTAATTAAAAACGGAGGTGAAGGAACTAAGGTTGGTAACTTTCTTAGAAGTATAAACTTTAAAGACGTTGCTAGTGTTGTGGGAAGCGTTGTAACAGGAGATATAAAAGGTGCTATAGATATATTAAGTAATAGTGAGGATTTATCTCCAGAACAATTACAAATGGCTTTAAAAGAGCTTGAGATGGATGTTGTAGAAATGCAAGAAGTCACTAAAAGATGGGAATCAGATATGAGTTCTGATTCTTGGTTAAGCAAGAATATAAGACCTTTGTCTTTAGCTTTTTTAACAATATCGTTATTCATATATATTATATTAGATAGTTCTATTAAAGGCTTTATAATTCAAGCTAATTGGATTGATTTACTTAGTTCTTTGTTATTAGTTGTATATGGTGGATATTTTGGTATGCGTTCTGTAGAGAAGGTAACTCAAACATGGAATAAAAATAAACAATAATTAAATTAAATTTTATGAATACAGCAATAGTAATATTGGTAATATCTTTAAGTGTTTTAGGTATGTTTTATTTAAAAAAAAGAATAAAAACAAAAAATACTAAAAAAGAAAAAGAAGAAAAGGATAAAGGACCAATAGATAAAGAGAATCCTATAAAGGAATAACATTCCATAAACAACAGAGCCGAAGGCGATATTAAAGGGTGGTTATAAAAAAAATATAGCTACCCTTTAATAGTTCGACCTGTCGCTTCGTTTGTGAGACTTCGCTCCGTCGAAACAAAAGTGAAGCAAAGTTAGTAAAAAGTATTTAAACAATCAAGTATAGTTTTTAACAATTAGTTAATAACTAAATGTTTGTAATATATTTATAATTACTATATTTGCTTTATGGAATTAAAGCTATCAAATTGTATTTCAAACACAAAACAGCTTAATGGTTGGAACTATGATAATGAAAAAATATTTAATAGTTTAACTTGGAAGGAGAAGGAAGCTGTTAACTTATTGATTATAGAACAATTTAAGTTCTTTAATAAGAAGGAAAGAATATCTTTTATAGATTTGGTTGGAATTGTTAAGAAAAATAAAACTGTTATACATTTAACAGATGAAATGATTAGCAAGGTTCAAATGAAATTATTGTGGGAGGAAGTTAAAGCAATAAAAAATGTCTCTACTTCATAATCCAAATTACACAAGCCTGTATGACAAACAAGATGATTCAGAAGGATTAAAAAAACTGCTCTGGAGTCAGTTCATGTGTAAGTGTGGTGTATGTGATGTTTCAAGTGGTAAGAGGTTGATGGAAAAGATTCCTGTTATTATATTAGACCAAATAGCACAAGAAGAGAGAATAAGGTTTGATATTGAATTAGCCTATGTGTGTAAGGTGTATGCTGATAAAATTGGACTAATATCTATGGATTCTCATAGAGCAGGATTAGCAGTAAGGATTAGGGTTTTAAATCCAAAGAAAAGGATGTTAGTTATAAGGGGATTAATAGTAAGAGGAGTTACTAGAATAGCTTTAAACGATAAGTATATATATTTTGATGTAGATGACTTAAAGCAGATGGCATTTTATTGTAGATAAATTTTTTGTTTTTCATTTTGTTTTTCATTTTGTTTAGGTGAGATAAGGAGGGTTTAAAAAGGTCCTCCTTTTCTTTCTATTATAATTAAATGTTAAAATTTTGTTAAAATAGTATAGTGCTATTGTTTATTCAAATAAGAGTTATATATTTGAACTATCAAATTAAAACAAACAAACAAAATGACAACTCAAGAATTAAATTTACTAAACGAATTAAATGACTTTAGCCTTGTAACTTTTGAAGGTGGATGCATAAGTTGGAATCAGGGTTTATGGACAGTAAGCAGAACAACAGAAAAAGCTATACTAATTGATGATGAATGGTTGCCGAAATCACAAATAGTATCTGTTTCTATGGTCGAAAAAAAGAAGTATAATGCAGATTCTACTTTTGAAATAGTTATTGTGCCTGAGCTAACTATCAATGCTTGGTTCGATAAAATGAATGATAATAAGAGAGGTAAAACTTATGGTTATTAAATAGCTATAGTTTTTTTAAATCAAATAAAAGTTATATATTTGACATATCAAATTAAAACAAACAAAATGGAAACTTACACAATTAAATACGATGGTATTGACTTAGAGGTTTTTGCTAATTACTATAAAGGCACAGGAGAACCTTTTAATCCAACAGAACTTACTGCTATTGAAATAAGGGTTGAGGGTGTTGATATAATGCCTATACTAAGCTATGAAACTGTTTTATGTATTGAACACGAGGTTGTTGATAAATATGAATTAATATAATCACAGGATGGCTAGAAACGTAAATAACAGAAAAAGAAATAATAAAAACCTACCTTTTTGGGAGACAGGGCGTAATCCTATAACAATGAAGAAAGAGGAATCTTACGCAGTAGTTAAAGAAAAAAATTATGACAATACTTCAAAAACAAGAGTATAATGTTTGGTTTGAATATCTTGCTAAATTGGCAATGGACAGAAAGGATTCAGAAGATATAGCAGAATTAGACAAGAAAGATATATCAAATATACTAAAAGCAGTATCAACTATAGGTATATACGTTAACTGTCTTGAAGTTGAAAATTTAATGTTGAGCAAAAGAGAATCTTTAATTAGAAGAGATTATTTAGAATTAAAATCAATGAATAAAATAAAAACAATATGACACTAAATCAATACAAAGACTTCAGAATAGAAGCATTGGAAGCTGAGGTATCAAGGCTTAAAAAAGAACAAGATAGATTAACAACATTTATTTTTGAGATGTTGGATGATGATTGTCCAAAGGAATATAAAAATGCTGTTGTAGGAGAAGTATTTAAAGACAATAAAACAATAATTAATTATATAAACACAAAAAAATAAAAAAATGGATTTACTACAAAAATTACAGTTAATACAATTAGAACTTAAAGCTCCTAAAGGACAAAGAAATTCTTTTGGCAACTATAATTATAGAAGTGCTGAAGATATATTAGAGGCTATTAAACCACTTTCTGATAAGTATGGTGTGTTGTTTAAAACATCGGATGAGATTAAAAGTGTTGGTGAATATGTTTATATCGAGACTACCGTTAGAATTATAGATGTAGATAACTCAGAACTTCAAATAGAATCTAAAGGTCAAGCTATTATAGATTTCACAGCTAAAGGTATGCAGATGCCACAGAGAACAGGTTCTGCTTCATCTTACGCTAAGAAGTATGCTTATGGTAATTTATTGCTTATTGATGATACTAAAGACTCAGACGCAACTAATAATCATGGTAAGGACCATAAACCTGCTATAAAGCCAGAGCTTACAGGTGAAAAGTTAAATAAAGCAGTTGCTAGTTTTAAGGATGGTAAAGTAACTATAGAAGCTATTAGAAAGGCTTATAGTATATCTGCTTCTAATCTTAAATTATTTGTAAAGTAATGGATATATCAGAAGTAGAAAACTTAGCAGTTGATAACGTGAACACTTGGGATTTCCCTGATTTTTGTGACGCATTTTTTTCAGAAGGATGGCATATAAAAGAGAATAGAGAACTAACTGAAGATGAACTAATATCTTTAGGTGAAGATTACCCAGAAGTATTAAATGAAATGGCTTACGAATCACTAATATAAATAAATTAAAATAGATTATTATGGAATTAAAGAATGTAGAAATTATCAAAATTGGAGAGTTAAGAACTCTTGCAAACGACTTCAAGGTTATTGAGTTTGTAGTCAAAACAGATGAGGCTAATTATCCTCAATTACTATCCCTTCAATCGACAGGAGATAATGCTGAGAATGTATTAAAATACAATAAGGTTGGACAGCGTGTTGATGTTAGTATTAACTTAAGAGGACGTGAGTGGACAAATCCTGAAGGAGTTGTTAAATACTTTAATACTATTGAAGCGTGGAAGGTAATGAAGGCTGGGTCAGACTTTAAGCCAAAAGAAGTTTTAGTTGAAGAGGAATCTGACTTACCATTTTAATAACCTTTTTTTGCCCTAACTAACCTACATAAGTAAGGAGGGTGTAAAAACCCTCCTTTAACTTAAAACAAAACAAATGACAGACGATGAATTAGAAATCCACAGAATGTATATGGAGCAGATTGAAAGCGATTGCTCTATAGATTTATCTGAGGACATAGAATACCCTCCAACAGCTTTATCAATAGGCAGTTATTCAATATCAACAAAAAACGGAATTAAAAGATACCCAATACCAATAGGTACTTATGGAAACTTTAGTTTCATATCTGGACAACCAAAAACTAAAAAATCATTTTTTGTTAGTTTGTTGACTTCTGTTTATTTATCTAAAGATGGTAAAAATAAATATGGAGGCAAGATACAAGGTAATAGAGGTGGTAAGTGTGTTGTTCATTTTGACACAGAGCAAGGTAAATTTCACGCACAAAGAGTATTTAGGAGACCTTTTGAAATGAATAATGATAGTGATTTAGGTTGTTATCACACCTATTCTTTAAGAGCTATTGGTTATAAGACAAGAATAGACTTTATAGATTATAAATTAAATAAAATGAAATCTGATGGTGATGAAGTAGGTCTTTGTATTATAGATGGTATTGCTGATTTAGTTTCAGATGTGAACAATATAGAAGAGAGTAACTTGATAGTCCAAAAGGTTATGACTTGGAGTTCAATTTACGATTGCCATATAATATTAGTTGTTCACTTAAATCATAACAGCGAGAAGTCTACAGGACATTTAGGTAGTTTTATGACTAAGAAGTGTGAGACTGAATTATTGTTGACACAAAATGAAGGAGATGAAAACATAATATCTGTTAAGTGCAAGAGAAGTAGAAACTTTTCATTTGATACCTTTAACTTTACAGTAAATGAATTAGGTTATCCTAAAGTATTAGATGATATAGATGATATTATTCCAAATAAACCAAAAGAGACAAGCAAATGGCAAAAGCAACTGAAGTATTGATAATATCACCATTGTATATCGAACTGCCAAGAGTAAAGACAAAAGCTAAAAGAGTTTACTTGAATCTTAATAGCTATAGGAATTTACACTACATAACAAACAACAATGTTAAGAAGGCTTATTTAGAAGCGATTAGAGAGCAGATAAAAGGTATAGTTATACAAACACCAGTCAGCATAACTTATCGTGTAATAAAGCCATCTAAAAGACGCTTAGATAAGATGAATGTAATTGCTGTAGTTAGCAAGTATTTGTTAGATGCGTTAACTGAGGTTGGTTTTTGGGAAGATGACAATGATGAATTTGTTAAGGAAGAGACTATTAAGCCTACTGTTTATGATAAAGGTAATGGTAGAGTCGAAATAATAATAAGGAGTTGTTAACGTACACTTAGTTGTATTAAGTGTTAATAAATTTTTGTAGGATAAAACTTATTAATATTATATTTGTATATCATACAATATAATATATGAATAAAGAGCTGGAGATTTTAGCGAAAAATCATAAAAAATGGATTAACATAGTTGAATCTATGGGGTGTAATCCTTCTTACTCAGAAGATATAGTTCAGGAAGCTTATATAAGAATGGATAAGTACATCTCTAAAGGTACGGATATTTCATACAACAAAGACGATGTAAACACTTGGTATTTTTATTTAACACTTAGGTCTGTTTATATTGGCTCTAAAGAAAAAAAAAGCGTGAGTAATTTTACTGAAGAGTTTAATATAGATTTAATGTATGATGAGATTGAAGATAAATATAAAGAGCTATATAATAGTACTGGTGATTGTGATTTTGATAATCTTATAGAAAACATATTTAAAGAGGTTAATTCTTGGGAATTTTATCATAAGAATATGTTTATAGCATACTTCACCACAGACGCATCATTAAGAAAAATAAGTGCCACTACAAATATAGGTACAAATAGCATATATAATTCAACTAAAAAATACAAAGAAATTATAATAAATAAGTTTCAAGAAGATTATAATAAATACATTAAAAATAAATAATTATGGAGGAATTTAAAGGAGATAAGAGAACAATAGCCTATAAAGAGTGGAAGGCTAAGTTTGAATCCAAACCAAAAGGATTAGGTGATAGTGTTGAAAAAGCATTAGATATAACAGGAGTGTCTAGTTTAGCTAAGGCTATTATTGGAGAGGACTGTGGTTGTGATGAGCGAAAGGATTTCTTAAATAAGATATTAAAATACAAAGTAGTTAATTGTCTTGAAGAGGATGAGTTTAATTATTTATCTGATTTTATGGACCGTAAAGCATTAAGGGTAACGCCTTCTGAACAGAGGATGCTTCTTAAGATATACAATAGAGTTTTTAATAAGAAGCAACAGCAAACCAGCTGCTCTTCTTGTTTAAGAGGTATTATAAAGCAGTTGGATAAATTACTTAAAAATAGTTAATATGGATTTCAGACCAAGATTACGAGGACAAGTTAAAGGAATGTATGACAAGTGGACAGAAGATGAGAGCAGGGTTCTTATCATAGGTGATACACATTGTCCATTCGATTTAGACACCTATTTAGACTTCTTAGTTGATACTTATAATAGATATAATTGTAATCGTGTAATACATATTGGAGATGAACTAGACCATCACTACTCAAGCTACCATGAAACTGACGCTAATGGTATGGGAGGTGGAGATGAGTTGGCTTATGCTGTTGATAGATTACAAAGATACTATAAAGTATTTCCTGATGTAGATGTTATAATTGGGAATCATTCTAGGATTATTATGAGAAAAGCTCAGACAGGTGGGATACCAAGAGAGTGGATAAGAGATTATAATGAGGTGCTAAAAGTTCCTAATTGGAGGTTTCATACTGAATTAGAAGTTGATGGTGTTTTATACGCTCATGGAGAAGGAGGTACTGCTAGAGGAAAGTGTAAAAACGACCTTCAGTCTGTTGTTCAAGGACACTTACATACTCAGTTATATGTTGAGTATGTTGTAGGTAGACAGAACAGGGTTTTTGGTATGCAAGTTGGCTGTGGAATCAATCACAATGAATATGCTTTTGGATACGCTAAGGCTGGAAAGAAGCCTGCTATTGGATGTGGTGTAGTAATAGGAGGTAAAGAAGCTATTGCAGTACCTATGCTAATGGAGAACTATAAGTCTGGAACTAAATATAACTAAATGGCACATAAGAAATATTTAACAAGGGAAGATAAATTAAAATCTCTAGCCTTGAACAACAGTAGGTATTGGAAAACAAAAAAAGGAAAGCTAATGCTTACTTATAACAACATGAAGCGAAGGGTTGATGGCTATGTTAAGCCTCATTTATATAAAGGATTACCTATTTTAGATAGAGAATCTTTTTATAACTGGTCTGGAAGCGATGATTCTTTTAATGAACTTTATAATAAATGGGTTGAAAGTGGTTATGACAGGAAATTATCACCAAGTATAGACAGAATTGACTCCTCTTTTGGGTATGTTCTTGATAATATACAATGGTTAACACATAGTGAGAACAGTAAAAAGATTAATGTTAAAATGGAACTATAATGAAGAATATAGATAAACAAAAACATTATGAAAATGGTAAAGATTATGATGTTATAGATTTTATTAGGGATTACGATTTAAACTTCTGTAGAGGCAATATAGTTAAATACATAGCCAGAGCTGGTAGGAAAGATAATGAGGTCCAAGACTTACTTAAAGCAAAAGATTATTTAGAAAGAGAGATAAAATATTTGGATATTAAAAATAAATGATTATATTTGCCTTATGAGTGTAACAGTTATAATAGATGCTGATAGTATGATATACGCTTCTGCAATGTCAGATAGCTTATCAGAGGCTAAGGAAAAATTAGACAATAGTTTAAATGCAGTTTTAAATGAAATTGAAGATTTAGGCTATTTTATTGATGAGTTCATAGTTTGTAGTGGGTCTTATGGCAACTTTAGAAAGTTTATAAGTAATACATATAAATCAAATAGAGCAACTGATAAGCCAGAACTTCTTAAAGACTTACAGAGGTATTGCAGAACTAACTGGTTATCTAGGTTTGTTCTAGGAGTAGAAACAGATGATGTGGTTGCTTCTTATTGGAACAAGATTTATTATGAAGGTAAAACAACACCTATAATAGTTTCAATAGACAAGGATTATTTACAACTCCCAGCTATGATTTATAATTATTCAAAAAAAACATTAGTAACTGTTGATGAATTTCAAGCTAACAGAAATTTTTACACTCAAATGCTAGTTGGTGATGCTGCTGATAATGTTAAAGGTATTAAAGGTTGTGGTGTTAAGTGTGCTGATAAAACCCTATCAAACTTATATTCTAAATACTCTATGTGCAGGGCTGTGTATGAATTATATCTTAAATCATACAAAAGCAAAGCTAATGTTAAATATATTGAAAATTATTCCTTGCTTAAATTAAGGGTGGATTGTTTATAACGCATTGTGTATGGCATCGTTTTAATGTGCTATACACGTTGTTACCCATCTGTATTTTTAAAAAGGGCAATTAGTGAGGAACGAACTAAAACAAAACAATGAATTACACAATAGGAATAATAGATAAGAAGATAGCAAAAGAATTAATTATAAAAAACCATTATAGCCACAAATGGACATCTTGCAGATATGCAATAGGATTGTTTGATGATACGCAAAGCAGTAATGAATTATTTAATAGAGGTAGATTGATAGGAGTTGCAGTATATGGATTTCCAGTAGGTAGACAAGTAGTTAAAAGTATTACACCTAATTTAGAAAACAAAGATGTATTAGAATTAACAAGGTTATGGCTTATTGATGAAGCACCAAAGAATAGTGAAAGCTATTTTTTAGGCAAGACTTTTAAATGGCTAAAAGATAATACTGATGTAAAAATTTTAATTAGTTATTCTGACCCTATGCAAGACCATACAGGAGTTATTTACCAAGCTACTAATTGGTTGTATCAAGGAAATAATACAATGCTTGTAAAGGCTTATTTACATAGAATTAACGGAGAATTAATGCACCCAAGAAGCGTAGTTGCTAAATATGGAACAACAAAAGCCAATGAATTAAAAAAGATAGATGCAAATTATGAAAAAGTTGAGATGAAGAAAAAGCATAGATACTTATATATTTTAAGAAAGTCAGACAGAAAAAAGATAATCAAAGAACTAAAACACCCTTTAGTTGAATATCCTAAAAACAATAATAACTGCGATTGGTAGCACGAGAGATTGGTTGCCCTTTTTAAAAATATTGTGGGTAACTACTATTATAACAAACTACATTTGTAAAATAATTGAAAATGAATAAGTTAAAAATAAAAGGCAGGTTTAAAATTTATAACCATTTAGTTGTTGGTGAAGATAAAAATATATATCAATTAGCACATTTTATATATCCAAAAACAATTCCTTTTAGAAAACTAAAATTTTACAAAGATAGAAATGCTTACGGATATAACGGAAGTTACATAAGTAAAAATAGATTGATAAAATTATATTATAATTCAGAAGAAATAGTAAACGAATTAAAAAGTAAAAACTTATGAAAGACACACTAAACAAAAAACAAAGATGGATATGGTTAATACCAATAGCAATTACATTAACCATTATAAACGAATGTAAAGCACAAGACAATATTAGTGTAGGTTTATATCAAGATGCAAGATTATTATTCTTAGGCGATGATAATAGCAACAAAGCAGGTACTATTGATGCTAAACTTGATATTTCACTACAAGGTTTACAACTTAGTGGCTATTATTTTGAAATAAGAGTACAAGGAGAATATGCAGATTTACAAGGTGGTAAATACCATAGTTTATTAATTTCTCCTAATTGGGTTTTTAATGAGCAATTTTATAATTTTGAAATAAGTGGTGGTGCTTTAGTTGGTTTGTTATGGCGTTGGAGTCAATCTTATGCTACTTATGGTTTATCTGGAGATATAAGCTACAATATAACTCCAAAACTAAAAATAAGTGCATTAGGACAACTTATAAAAAGAGGTGATTTATCTGATAGATGGAACACTAAAGGATTAAACCCTAATTTTTATATAGGAATAAAGTATAATTTAAAATAATAAAAAAATGAGAAAAGAGAAGTTAACACAAAAAGAAAGAATAGCTAGATTAGAGAAGGTATGTTCTCAGAACGCATTTAACCTTATGCCTCTAATGAAGTTTATGGAGGACCTAAAGAAACAGATAGAACAAGATAAAGCACAATTTGAAGAAGAAGAGTAGTAATGTAAAGGTATTAAATCAAGATGCTGTTGTGTTTTGCTTTAGAAATGGGTATAAGATATATCCTGTGATTGATAAAGGTGTTTACAATGTGATGGTAGAATATGGTAGTAAGCGTAAAAAGTATCATATAAACTATAGTCAATCAAGCATCCATGATGGTATTATTGATATGTATGATTTGATATACGAAAAACAAAAACACAAATAACTGTTATATTAGTATGGGTAAAAGTGAAGAAATTAAAAAAACAGATGGAAGGAAATATAATAAGAGATTAGCTCCAAAACCTCTTTCTACTAAGCAAAAACTGATTGTTCCTAAGAGAAGTACTAAGGCTAGAAGAGACCGAGTAGAGTCTTACGCTATATCAGCTATGAAGGCTGAATTTGGTAGTGAAAAGGAGTTCTTTAAGCATCTTGCACAACAAGCTAAGACTAATTTCAATGCTATGAAGTTGTTTATGGAATATGCTTATGGTAGACCATCTGATTTATCATCTTCAAGCAAAAAAGGTAGTGGTAAAACAGCTCCACAAATAACCTTCAATGTAACTAATCAACCAAAGCAATCAGATAACACTATAGATATAACAGATGAATAAAGCAAAAATATTTAGAGACCTATTTGGAAGGAAGTTTAGATTTGTAGGTGATACAATGAATCAAGATGAGACTGATATATTTATGAACCTAGAGAGTAAATGGACTTTAATATCCATCTTTACTCCTGAGCAAGAACTTATTATTGGACATTATTTGAACTTATTTAAAAAAGTAATTCCACTTGAAGAAGCGATTATACACGAAAACCCTGAAATGTATCTTTTTATTTACAAAGATAAATTAAGTGATATTCAGATGCGTTTTGTACAAATGATAAAGGAAATTTCACAAGAAAGATGAGCAATAACATAGCCTTATCACCTAAATACATTCCTGTATTCAAAGAAAAGTCTAGGTATTTTGTAGTTACAGGTGGTCGTGGTTCTGGTAAATCATTTGGAATTGCTGTGTTTCTACTTAACCTAACTTACGAGGAAGGACATAAGATATTATTTACTAGGTTTACCTTGACATCAGCAGGAGCGTCTATTATACCAGAGTTTATTGAGAAAATTGACTTAATGGATGTTAATAGTGATTTCAGGATAACTAAGGATGAGATTATAAATCTAACCACAGGAAGCTCTATTATCTTTAAAGGTATCAGAACATCAAGTGGTAACCAAACAGCAGCCTTGAAGTCTCTTAGTGGTGTTACAACCTTTGTTTTAGATGAGGCTGAGGAGTTAACTGATGAAGATACTTTTTCTAAGATAGATTTATCTATACGGTCACAATTAAGACACAATAGAGTTATACTGATATTAAACCCAACAACTAAAGAGCATTGGATATACCAAAGATTCTTTCTTTACCCTAATGTGATAGCTGGTAGTAACACTACCAAAGACGATACAACGTACATACACACCACTTTTGAAGATAATAAGGCTCACCTATCAGAAAGTTATTTAGAGCAGTTATATGACCTTAAAAGACGTA